CAATTTCAGCTTTTACCTTTATCAATTCGTCAATGCTATCGTCTATTTCTTTTTCAATTTCTTCAATTTTTTCTATGTATGTTTGTATTTTGTCTTTTCCCTCGCCTCCTTTTGGCATATCAGAATATGCAGGAGTAGTTTTGGTCACTTTAGCCCACCAATAGGATTTTTCTTCAATTTTACGGTTGATTCTATTACTTATCGGTATATAGCGTTTTAAAAATTCAACTTTTTCTTGTCTATTCATATATTCCCCTCAGGTTTTTCACATTTTTCAAACTCAACTACCCATACCCACGGATTCGCGTCCCAACCGTATGTATCAAGTTTATCTTTTGGAGTTATGCAATCCCAATAAGCTGCAAACTCTCCTTCATTTGATGCAACACCTGCTTTAGGGTCGATTTTGTGAGTATAATTGCACCACATTTTTTCAGCCTTATTACTTGATAATCCCCACGGATATATGCCTTCTTTCCAAACGTCAGTAATATCCTGTAGCCGTTCCGCTCTAACGCCGGTCACGCGGAGGAAAATGCGGGCAGCTTCCTTTGGCATAAAGCGTGACGGTTTCCATTTAACATTCACATCGTATTCGTGGCTGGATTTATAAACGTAACAATAGCCATCTTTTGTATGTGTGCATCCATTGCAACCGCTATAGTCAGCCATTATGCACTCGTTTTCTGCACAATTGTATTTTGCAAATGTTTCCCGCACATAGAGAATATCGCCCACGGAATATGTTGGCCTTTTGATTCCCCCAACCCACATAAAGCCTAATGGGTTATTCTCATCGCTTGCATTACCTACCGGGTTCCCTGAAAAGCCATCTGGTAGCTTAATTACCCGTCTTGTAGTCGTTTTCCTGCCGTCTAAAATAGCCCGTACCATTTCTGTGTTAAATAATATAGGTTTCATATTATTCCTCCAATCGTTTATTTTCTTAAATATTCAGCGATTTTAGCATAGTTTATTTTTCGCTTTTCTTTTTCTTTGGCTATCCTCTTTTGTAGCCGGTTAATTTTAAAAGCGTCCTGTTCCTCTGTGCTGCCATAAATTAGCCGCATTTCATCTAACATAATTTGTACATCTGCAATTTCTTCAATGATATTTGCGGTCGCTGCTCCATCGCTTCTACGGTTCTTGATAATTGCTTTTGTCAGCTCCGACATTTCCTCTATGCAAACATCTTCCTGCGCTTTAACGCCGTATGTATCCACAGCTGCTTGTAAAATTTCTTCTCTTGTCATTTTTTCTGTTCTCCTTTTATTTTGCTGCTAAACCATCGTTGTACTTTTGTTGAAACAACGAATACCGTTCCACAACGTTCACATTTATGTGTTACATAGTCGCTTGCATACTCTCCAAAAAGAGGTTGCAACCAACTATTTGTAAAACTTGGCTCAAATTTTTTGCCGCATTTAGGGCAACACACTATATTTAATGTTCTCATTTTTCACACTCCCTCAATGCTTTTTCAGCTTCCTCACGGGTTAAAAATACGGTTTTGCCGATAAAGCCTAAATCTTCAAGATGGAATGGGAATGGGACGATTTCTCGCGTTTGTCCGCTCCCTGAAATATACGTTGTGTAGACAATATCCCCAATAGCGCAAGGGATTTTAACAATTTTCCCCTCTTCATACTGTTGAAACAGCTTCGGCAACAACGTTTTTATTATTTCTGCATATTGGCCGGCCGTATATGCGTCCTTTAGGCGCTGAATTATGTTATCCACGATTATCCTCTTCTTTCTCGCCTGCTCCGCAATAGAAGTCATTGTTTGGATAGCAGTCCATAATAGGGCAATATATATCATCCGGTCCAAAAAACTGTTCCGAGAATTTGCACTCTCCACACTTCACCACTGGAATAGCGTCAACGGTCGGCACATCATTTAATTTCTGCGCTGCAAAATCAATCCCATTTGAAATCATTGGTGCATGTATCTTACGGTCATAATAAATTGATAAATCAGTAAGAATTTCTTTAGCTTTTTCTCTGCTAATAAGGTCACTCATGGCTATCATCCTTTCCGTCTAAAATAGCCCCACACCGAGGACACACATTTTGAAATGATTCGGCTAATTGAGCGCCGCAATTTGAGCAATAAGGTATATCACATTCTACTGGGTGTTCTATTTCAATTTCAGCTCTACATTCCGGGCAGTCTGCATATTTATAACTTCCGATGTGCCTATGCTTCAAAACAGCATGCCCGTGTACCACCTCTGCCAGTTCACCGGATGCGACGCGGCGGAGGATAGAGGCAGAATAGCGCATAGCTTCCAGTGCATTGTCATAATCAACATAATCAGTATTTGCAAGATGATTGAGGATTTCCGCCGCTTCCCCGGCTGTCATTTCATTTTTCATTTCTCCGCCTCATGCGTTTCGTGCGTTAGCTGGTCTTCTGTTTCTTCCATCAGATTTGTGGCAATTGCGTTTACCACATCGTCCGTAGAATTTGGAGAAACCCTGTGAATCGCAGTTTCCAGCGCCTTTTTCAGCATGGCAATTTGCCGAGTTGCATCTTCCAACTTATCAAGCAAGTCATCGTTTTGTTTTGCTCCGATAGCATTGGCTTTTTCAGACGATTCAAATTCTGCCGTCAGCCGTTCCACCTCGGTTTTTAATTGGTAAATCTGCTGTTCCTTATTTTCCAGCTTATCAATTAATTCATCTCTTTGTTTTACCGCAATAGCATTGGATTTTTCAGACAACCTCAATGCTTCATTTAATGCTGGAATATTAGCGTGAGCTTTATCTTCAATGTTCATGGCTTTTCTCCTTTCGGTGGCTGGGAAAGAGGCATCCAATAAAGAATTTTCGGGGTAATTCCCCAATTTGTATCGCTTTCCCACGAATCTTCAAACCATCCCTCTTTTACCCAATAGCAATCATTTTTTTCGTCATATTCGTCGCAACCCTCAGCTTCATCGCTTAAAAAATCGTCTGCCAAAATTGTTTCGGGCGGTATATAGCAAGCAATCTCAATTCTGCTTTTCCCGCACTGATTTTTATAATAAGCAAGCACACGCTGTTTTGCTTCCGGCAACTTTTCACTTGTAGGAATCCACTGCGGGATTTTATCGGGTTCAAGACCGGTATCCTCGTAGGCTGCAAGGCGCTGAATTATAGCGTCTAAGCTTTCCCATGTGATATCATCAATATCAGGGCTCAAGGCAAAATCTAAATCAAATTTTGCTGGTACAGCTGGATTATTTTTTATTTGTGCTGTCAATCTGTTCATCATTTATCCACCCTTTCATAATCTTCACGCTCAAAATCAATTTTCATCTGGTCAATTAATAATTTGTCTATATGCTCCCAAAATATGGGGTCTTGCTTTGCTTCATCGGATAATCGGTTTATGCCGTCAAGTGCTTTATTTAACCGTTCATTCCCGAACCCAAAATCTAAATGAAGCATTGCAAATACGATTTTAAAATATCTCCGCATTTCGCCTAAGTTTTTGTTGCTGCTGCCGTTAATAATATGTGCTTTCATTATGTACCTCAATATGGATTATTGTTGCATACATCTTTGTTTTGCCTGTTTGCTTTCTTCCGGTCTTTACCGGATTTCAAATACATTGCTTTCATCGTTTTCATACGGCGATATGAACCGCCGGAATGGCGCTGTTTACTTTTCATGCTGTGCCTCCAATAATTCCACACCCAACCCCGATTTTTTCGTCCGTATGCTTGCCGCATTTTAAACAGCAATACCGGCATACAGGTTTTTGTTTTGCGGGGCATATGCATATTTCACATGCTGAATATTCGCGTTTACAGTGGTAACAGGTTTCATAAAATTTATTCATTTTGCACCCGCGTAATAATAATTTCTGTTCTCGGGCGTGCTTTGTCATACTTAACTCTGCTGCCATCGGTACTAACAACAATTTCGGAGTTATCATCTTCAAGCACATTTGCTTTGACTAAAACGTCTTGGAGTGCCTCGGTTAGGTTTGCAAGGTCTACGCGCCGTTTTGAGGGCATATAATACACGGCGGCTAAATTTATTGGATAAGCTATTTTAAGCCGTAAAATGGGCGATAGCGACTTGCAAACATCACTCTCATACTGTATGCACCTATTTGACTGCGCGACAAAAGGTTTTCCGGTTTTCCGATTGTGCCATATTTGTTGGCTGTTTTTCTTTGTCACTGGGGGATATGGTATTGTAAATGTCATTTGCTCACCGGCTCTTGTGCATATGCAAGCCATGTTTTGCCGTATAAATAAAATGGCTCTGGAAGTTTGTCGGGATTGCAGATAAACCATTCGGGATTAATGTCAAATGGGGTATCCTCGCCATCTGTTATTGGCTGATACCATAGCGGCTTTCCGCGTCTTTCGGTTACTTGCTCCAACGTCAGCGGCTTGTTCTCCGGTTCGGCGCGGCGATTCCATGCAGCGATAGCCTGTTTGTGGGAATAATATTTTGATACTGGCTGTGACACGCCGCATTGTGTACACTCCACAACTTCCCATGAATTTCCAGTCCCACCATTGAAATGTGCTGTGGCTTTTGCTGCGCCTCCGCAGAACGGGCACGGTTTCAATTCAATCATTGTTTTTTCCCAGCTTTCTTAAATCGCGGCCGCAGTTCGGACAAAAATTAACAGGATTTCCGTCCATTCCGGTGAATGTATCAAATAACATTGGAACGTCTGAATTGCACATTTTACAGCCTCTTTTCCTCTCTGCCTGCTCTTCCATGGCTAAAACGGCTTGAATCAACATTTCTTCTTGCTTTTCGTAAAATGATTCGCACGGTGTATCAGCCTTTTCAAGCAAATAACTAATCCTACTAAGGCGTTCCTTTGCAAAATCTAAAGCTTCTTGATTATTCATAATCTCACCTCATTATTTTTCGTACAGCGGGTTCGTCGCCCGTTCGTATTCATCTACGTCAAAAGTTAGTTTGCTTTCTTTTTGTGTTGGCTCTTTAGGCGAATCGCGTTCTGCCCATTTCAGAATCGCAAGATAATGATTTTTATATTTGTACCCTTTAAGCTCAATACCTTTTGACAATGTTTCAATCCTATCTTGCCAATCAGAAAACTTTGCTTTTAGTTTTTCAATATCAGAATCCGAAAGCAAAACATTTTTATATTCGCCATATTTATGTTTTACAGGTCGCGGAGCGGCCGGAGTATCTTTATTATCCTTTTTATCTTTATTATCTTTCTTCAATTGTGGTCGGTCGTTGGTCGGTGGCTGGTCGGTCGTTGGTCGGTCGTTGGTCGTTCCGCTGGTCGGTTGTTGGTACAATTCGTAATTTTTTATAGTAACAATGCTATATTGCGGCGTTGTTTGGTTGGTCACTTCGCCGGTCGAAATTAAGTGATTTAGTGAAGTACGGATGCTTCGTTCCGACATCTTCAATTCACGTGAAAGAGAAGCCCTTGAGTATATCCGTTGCCCTCGCTCAATCGTAATTCCTCGCCACTTTTTAGGCTCCCAGTTTGCGGTTAAAATCAGATGAAGAAACACTGCTTTTGTGTTAGTATCCGTGTACCATTCCCATGATAGGAGGGAACGATACAATCGGATATATCCGCTTTCGAGCATTTCACCACCTCTTTTACTTCTGCCAATTTATCACTCCCTTAAAAATGCAATTGTGTTTTAAATGCTTCTAAGCGCTCATTTGCCGCTTTGTAATAATCTGGGTCAAGCTCAAAGCCTATGTAGTCAAATCCCATTTCGTAACAAGCTATAAGGCTTGACGCACTCCCAACATGGGTATCAAGAATCTTGTCACCGGGTTTGGCATAACGTTGGAGCAACCATTCATAAAGCTTTACTGGCTTTTGTGTTGGGTGGATTTTGTATTTATCGGCAGTATGCGCGCCAAAATGGTCTATTGGAATACATTTGGCAACCGATGTAAACGAAGTCCACGCAAATTCACCATCGCTGTAATTCTCCATTGGATTCCTTTTATACCAAAAAAGCATACAGTTGGTAGCCGAAAGCATTGGTAAAAAATTATTAGCCCCCCATATGATTTGATTTTTGCTGGTTCGAAACAATTCATCAAAATAAGGTTGTCTTGGAGCATTGCCAAAGTCTTTCATGTTGCCACCGATTTTGTTTCGCATCTCTTTCGTTGGCTGGTTTTTATCTCTATACGGCGGATCAACAATCGCAAGCTCAAAATACTTGTCTGGGAACTGCTTCATCCCTTTCATACAGTCCATATTATAAAAATGATTTAGCTCAAGCGTGTTATCACTCCCTTAAACGCTAAATTTAAGTTGTTCAAACTTTTTCTCTTCTCGCGCGGGAGCAAGCATTTTCTCTTGTGCAGCCGCATAAAAGTTTTTATCAACTTCAAACCCATAACTGTTTCGGCCTGTTTCAAACGCTGCACGGAGTGTCGTCCCGCTGCCCGCAACCGGGTCAATTACAACGTCGCCGGGGTCTGTAAAAATCTGTATCAGCCGTTTTAATAATCCTACTGGCTTTTGTGTTGGGTGGATTTTTGGGTAACGCTTTGGGTTATCGCGTACCCAATCAAACCAGTCATAAACCATGCGGCCATTATTATTAAATTTGGGAAGTTTATCTCGATAAAGTACTATCGCATGTTCAGTTGCTCCCACTATTTTCATATTGGCTTTTAAGGCCTGCGGGGAGTAATGCTTGATAAAAAATATCGGGTATGAATGCATAAATCCATACTTCCTGCCGTACTCAATTAACATTTGGTCCTGATTAAAGGCACAAAACACAATCATTGCCGGTGCTTTGCCTGTTTCCTTAGGTTCTTTTTTTAAAAGTCGGCTGCAAAAGTGCATGTATTCGGGGATTTTAAATCTGCCGTCAGTATTAAAAAATTGCTTGTTTGCTTTTTTACTTTCGCCGTTTTTGTTGTTGCCGCCCCGATACCATTCAGGGTTGGAAGCGTAAGCATAATTTCCGAGATTGTACGGAATATCAGCGATAACAAGTTGCGCTTTTGGTATGTTATAGCCCTTATAATTTTGAAAATTGTCATGGAAAAGTTTCATTTTTAAATCCATTAGTCCACCTTGCTTTTAAGCATTCCCGGGTTGTCCCAACGATTGCCTATGGCCTTGATTCCATCAATATAATCTTCGGTCGGATGTGAACCGCGCAGAAATTTCCAGTCCCATTTCGCTTTTTCGTCATTCCAAAAGACAAGGTAAACTCCATTCCCGTCCTCTTTGGAGACGATTTCGAGAATATCTCCGTCAAAGATTCCCTTGCCGTCCGTTGTGTTTCCATCTGAATCGCATGAAAATTCTTTATCACCGGTGAATTGGGAAATAGTTTTTGGGTCAACAATTACGGAATTAACTCCGGCAAGGCATGTAATGTTTGGGTCTTTGTTAGGCTGCAAAAACCAGTAATTTATTCCGTCAAAATAGTATCCATTTGAATATACCCAATCCATATCTTCCTTTGGATAAACATTTGGAAATTTTTCATGCGCTAAACTTTTCTGTTTAGCTCTTAAAATAATTTCTCTCATACTTTTAATTCCTTTCTGTCAAAATGGTAAGTCGGAATCCGATGGTATTTCCTCAAAATCTCCAGTATCGTCTGCCGAAATATCCGGTGCAGGCTGTGTATTTTGTGGCTGCTCTTTCGGTTTCTGATATGTATTATTGTTGCTTTCTTTTTTCGATTCGGCAAAATGCGCTTGTGAAACAACTACCTCCGTAGCCTTACGTTTATTGCCGTCTCTATCGGTATAATTGCGGGTTTGAAGTTCGCCTTGAACCGCTATTAGTTGGCCTTTTTTGAACCATTTACATACATGCTCCGCGGTGTTACGCCATGCAACACAATCTATCCAATCCGTTTGGCGTTCCTGCCCTGCTTTGCAATATGAGCGGTCACAGGCTATCCTAAAGCTTGTTACTGATAATCCGCTTGATGTTTGCTTTAACTCTAAATCATTACAAATCCTACCCATTAGGCAAACGATGTTTAGCATAAAATATTTTCCTCTTTTCGCTTATTTTTTTCTTAGTTTCTTCTGATTCATGTTTTCCCAAATGATGGAAAACCGTATGCGCCGAAAATTTCATAAGGCAAAGGTTTTCAATACGGTTATCATCTTTTATACCGTTAAGATGATGAATGCAACAATTAGGCGGCACAAGTATTCCTGTTTCACGTTCCCAAACAAGAATATGCTCCATGACATAGCCTTTTGAATCAGCGCGATGGTTCTCTGGGCAATGTACGAGGATATATCCTTTTCGATTTTTACTTTTCCCACCATTCCAGTTTGGACTTTTTTCTCCAGAATGTGCTTCTGATCTGTTTTTGAATTTGATTTCGGAAGATTTTCGGATTCCCATCTTATAAGCCTTTTTGTAAATGCCTTGTGGTGACTTGTTCGGAATAAGCCTTTTAAGCTCGGTATTAGTAACACGGTTATAATTTTTAAGAAGAGTTTCCGTTTCTTCATGCGTCCATGTTTTCAAAGATAATTCATCCCGAATTCTTGAATAAATTTTTCTGTATCCCATTTGTAGTAATCCATTGCTGCCCGTTGACCGGCGCATTTCAAAATCAAGTCGTTTTCGCGAAAATTATGTACGGCATAATCGCCCATGTTGTGCATTTCGGGAGTTAAAAACACGATAAGACCGAGCGTAATTGACTTTTGGCGAAAAGGCCCGAAAAAGATTTCATGGCGTACAAGGCCGGGACGGCGTTCATTCGTCCAAAATTCTCTGGGAGGCACAATACAAAATTCTAATTTCCTTGCCATAATGCCTCCATCTTTGCTATCTCGTCCGGCGTTCGTGTATCTATGTCAAGTTCTTTTGCTTCGTTTACAACAAAATTCAATAATGTTGACATCTCTTTTGTGTTGTAGACAGATGAACCATAGTAACAAATAACCTGCTGATAATCGCCTACTTTTACATCTGTCTTTTCTGCAATCCAGCCTAAGCCGCGAACGTTCCAGTTATGAATAAATGTTTCTACGGCTTCGGCTTTAAGCAGTACAAAATCAAACTTCCCCGCATCATAAATAGCGTTTCGGTAGACTTCTTCTTTTGTGATGTTCCCAACTACTCCGGCGATTTCTTGCAGCAACTTCCATAGATAGGCGTTTGCTTCAAGTGAGCGCCGCTCTCTATGTACTTTCAATTCTGCGTCGCATAACTTACCATCAAATTTTTCAGTGGCTTTTTCGGCTTTCAAACGGTTCTTAACATGTAGGCCTAAATATGTGCCATCGGGTTGCTGAAATAATTTAATTTTGTTAAACTGAATTATCATTTTGTAGCAGCTTCTTTATTGGCGCGCTTTGAAAGAACACCCATAGACCATGAATAAGCTTTCTCCGAAAATTCAGCTATTGACTTTGGCGCATTGTTGCCGTGATAGCATTTTTCTTTTACGTAAGCAACCCAGTTTTCTACTGAACCGCCGACGCGTATAATTTCATTAGACAGTTTTTCTTGCTTCACTTTATCGATTGCTTTTGGCGTGGGTGGTTGCTCATGCGATTGTATATATTTTGTTGGGTCTTTCTCCCAATAAACCTTCGCGGCAACTCCGAGGGCTTTGCAGGCTACGGAAATTGCATCCGTAAGCGCCATTTTGTAACATTCGTCGCTTGTATGTAAACCGTTTTTTTCTTTTGCTACTTCTGCACTCCCGCCAGTTCCAGGGATTCCCTCGCTCCACTCACCGTTATATTTGATATAAAGTAAAATATCGCAATATGCTGATATTTCGTTGTTTGCACATGGTTCGGACCATTGCCTTGTAATTTCATATTTCCACCCAATCCCGCACGGGCCGAATGTTTCAGTCATAATCTTAATGCGCCACATTGGGTTTATGTCCGTCATGCCTTTTAGTCTGCCAGCGTTAATTGTTCTTTTAGCTTCATTTGGGACAATCGAAAGAGCATCATATAATTTAAGGTTTTCCATTTATTAAATCCCTCACTTAATCGTCAATTTTTCGCTTGAAACAAGTTTAGCGTGTGGAATTTTTTCTCCGGCTTTTAACGCATTTTTGATAGCAGTTTTGTTGATAGTCGGTTCATGGATAGTAAGTAAAGCTTCTCTCCCATCTTGCTCTTGCGTCCAACTAATAAAAGCTGCTTCATCATCAATCTGTACTGCCGGCGGGTTCTTTCGGATTTTTAGCAAATTCCTTGTAGTTTCCAGCTTTTCTTTTCCGCGTACTTTAAATGCCTGATAAAGATAATCCGTAAGCCGGTCAGCTTTTGTCTTTTTTGCTTTCGCACGTTCTAAGAGCGCGTCTGATTCCGCTTTAATCGCCTGTGTGTCACTTAAAAGCGATTTTATGTAGCAAGCAATATTATCTGCTTTATCCTCAAACTCGCCATTTAGGGCTTCCAATGTATCGGAGATAGCTTCCTCCGGTATTTCTCCGCTTGCTATTTGGTCGAGAAATTCTTGATAAGTTTGATTTATTTCATATAGTTTCATTATTATTCTCCTTGTTATCTTCAATCCAATTCCCGGAATAAAACCACTCAACAAACATATTTCTGAATTCATTTGTAGTTTTGCCCGTTAGCTCTATTCCACATTGTTTAGCGGCATAATCGGCGGCTTTTTCAGTCTCTATGTATTTGCCGTGCTCACGCCCAACGCCTTTATAACCTTTAAGCATTTTGCTTTTCCCCCGAGAGCAAATCTTTTTCTAAGGCATTGAGAGATTCGAGCAGCTTTTTAAGATTTTCCTCCGCGTCTTTATTCGAAAGTTTTATCCAATTACAGGATAAGCAATCTAAAGGTCTATAATCTTCTTCGCCTACTTCTCTGATTTCATCGTTTATCGCTACTTTTATTTTTGGGGTATTATCATATCCACGTTTAAAACCTGCGCACTCGACAGCATTGATATGGCCTGTAATGCTAAAACTTATTTGCGCCGGTGTCATTTGATTTATGCGCAAAACTTTAGCGGTGCAATCCAAAATTAGCTGATTTATATTTGTCATGTTTTTCATGTTATTTACCCTCGCTTTCAAAATAAGCTTTTGCGTTAAACGGGCTGTTTTCAAAGGTTATAGCGCTTAGAATTTGCTCTGGTAGGGCTATATAATCTCCGTCGGAAGAAAAGCTCTTTAATTCTCCGCATAAATAAGGTTTTTCTGTATAGGCTGCGAAAAAATTAGAATCGTCTCTTGCGAACCATGGGCATCCAGCCTTTATATATTCCCGCATTAATGCTTCGTCATCGTCTTCAAACTGTGGGCGGCGGATTATCTTTTCGGGGTGATTAATCATTTCACAAACGGAATCTATGAATGCATCCTCCCCATCAAGGCGCATAACAATTCCTTCGCCTGAAATATAGTAGTAGAACGAATAGAATCCAAACCGCTCTCCGATTTTCAGCGGCGTATCTTCGCCGCCTAAAACTTTGCAGATGCGGGGCAAATCCTCTATATAAGGTTTAAGATTTTCGGCAAACACTGAACTCTCGGCAAAGCCGTAGTCACAATATTCTCCCTCAACAATGTTATAATCGTAACAGCCTGAATCTTTATCTGTAATCTGTATTACTAATGGTTTGCCATTTGTACCTTTGCAAGTGTACTTTTTGCCAACTTCAAACTCCATGTTGACAATCTCCTTTCAGATTGCTATACTTTTGTTATGTGTTTTGTTTTTTGCCGTTTTCGATTGTTTTAGCAGTCGAGCGGCTTTTTTCTTTATGTCGGCTAATTGGCTGTAATGTTTTCCTAATGCATAACCAATATAATCCATTGAATGCCCCTCATTTTTTAGGTTAATAAATAATTTTGCATTGTATTCACTGCTCCAGCCACCATGTGCACCTTTAAGAATTTTTGCCTCATCTTTTGTAATAAACTGGTCGTCGTTATATTTGCAGTCCGGCAGAGGGCAATGTAAACAATCATGGTCATATGGGCAATGCATTTGTTATGCCTCCTATAACGCCTTTTATAGGCTCTTCTCGATAATCTTTGGCGCTTATCTGATTCCGTCTCCCCGCAGAGGCTTCCGCATTCAATTTCAATATCAGCTTTACAGCACTCAGCGCGCCATACCGCGTATGGGCTAACTATCGGTAAAATTTTAATCATCTCCTATTTTCAGATTTTGCAATTTTGTAATGTTGCGATACCAAAATATTAATTGTGCCGTTTTCTGCGTCCCGCTCAACCTCCGCTTTGTACTTCCCACAGAATTGGCGGCATATCTTTTTGTATCGCTGGCAATGGCACCGTAAACAAGGATTATACATGGCTATGCTTCCTATGTATCCGCCAAAGCAATATGATGTTTGCATAGCGGATTTTTACAGTTAGTCGATGTATGCCGCAGATAAGGCCGCCAACGATAAATACCATGCCGCCGATGATAACGATGTAGAGTAGCGCGTCAAATAGTGCTTCCATTGTTTTCACTCCCCTTTAGATTTGCGGGCATAGAAAACATATCCATCTTTCATCCATCCCGCCGCAGACTGTGTATCTCCATTAGCAAAAGTAATCCAGACAGTATCACCATGAGCCGTTATAAGTGCCCACTCATGCCATTCATTGCTATATTCCAGATATACAGGTTTCCCATCCATCTGCTTTAACTGTTCCAGCGTTAGCGCCTTGTTTTCCGGTTCGGCGCGGTGGTTCCAAACGTGAGCATTTGCGGCCTTATTTTCTTGCGCTGTATTTTCTGAACGGCAAAGTTTGTAGCCGTCTGTGCCGCAACTGCATTGTGTGCATTTCACCCCGTAAAAGTTCTTTGGGTTTGCGAATTGGTGAAATTCGGCTTTCCCCCCGCAGAATGGGCACAGTTTCAGTTCTTCCATCATTTGGCCTCCTTTTCAGCCTTTTTAAGATAATCTTCTATGATTATCTGCTTCCGTTTTTCTCTCGCAGTTGGGCTGCTTAACATCATCAAAACGTCTCCATTGGCTACATAATCGGCCAATAATTCAAACGCGCGCTTATAATTTGGTGTGTTCATTTTTCTCCTTTCGTGCTTCTAAAATTGCCGTATTCATTACGGCTCTAACATCGTCCTCCGCTAAATAGCCCTCTGCTATTAAATCCATTGCGAAGCACCCGAGCATAGCGGCTAACTGCTGCTGCGTTTTCACATGCCTATAGTCAATCATTCCGTCGCCGGTATCTTCGCGAAATTTTAGTACAACGGTTGTCTGCGGGAATTCATCAATATTGCTCATGCGAATATCGCCGCCGCAATCATCAAAACAAAGAACAGCCCATTGATTAAACGGTGATAATAAACAGGCACTGGCTTTCTGTCTGCCGTGTTGAAGCACCAAATCCAAACGGAAACTACAACTATAACCGCGATAAATTTAGTAGTCATAGGTCGTACCCTGTGCGGTACAGCCGCTCACAGTTTGCCATGAGATTAGCTATCTCTTTTTTGCCATGCTTACGGCAATAGCGTTTGTATTCCCGAATTTCTCTTAGGGTTCTATTGTGGCGTTCAAGCCTCATTGCCTGTGCCTGCGCTTCCATAATCTGAAAGCACATATCTGCTTTCCAGTGCGGATTTTTTAGGGTAGTTAATATCTCTGTGCGTTCGATGTTCATAAAAGACACCCCTTTATCAAATAGTTGATATTCGTGCCTTTGAACGGCCTAACTTTTTATCAATATCTTTTGGGAATTTTTTCATATGCTTCAATAGCGGATTCCAATGTGTTAAAATATTTTTTTGATTTCTCAAGCTTATCAAAAACGGCAAACTTCACTTCTTTTGTAATGACATTTGTTTCTACTTTAATCCGTTTGCTATAGCCCCCTCCACAATGGGACATGATTTCTACCGAAACAATAGGGCTTTCTCTAAAAGCTTCAATTTCGCTATTCACGATATTTCTCCCTTCACTAATTTTTCAAGCGGCATGTGCAGCTTTACACTTATCAGCCGCAGTTCCGATAACCTAAAATCTCCCGGATGCTTAAGATGTCTGTAGAGCGTTACATCGCTTTCATTTATTGCGGCGGCAAGCTGGATATAATTAACATTTACCATTTCCATACCGTACTTTATAGCCGCTGATATTGCGCGGTTTTCTCGAGCACATTCAGGCATTTTCATTTTCCAGCCTCGTCACATATTTGTTTGCTTCCGAAAGCACAAGCTCCGATTTTGGGGGATTTTCAGTTCCATTTATATAACGTGAAAATTCAGCCGTTGTAACTTTAATGTTCTTCTTTGCTTTCAAATAGCGGACAACTTCCGCACATGAAATGTTTTTATCTTTATCGTGTAAATTCGATATTCTTTTTTTTAAATCGTAAGTCAATGTTTTAAACCTCCATGCTCAAAAATTTATTGATAAAATATTGTTGCCCTTTGCCGGTTACTTTTGTTGTACGGTTTGTAGTTACATGCCCATCACTATGAGTAATAGCGGTTTCTTTTACTCTGAAAAGCCTCATATCCATTGCTTTTTGTGTTGGGGCGTTATAATCCGTGCCTCTGCGTTTGATTAAATATCCGTTATTGCGTAGCCATTCAAAGAGCCTTGTGCCGCCAATATTAATGCCATTTTGCTTAAGCACTTTTGCAAGTTCGCCAATCAGCATAGGGCTTTCACTGGCTGCGACGGCATCCGCAAAAACAATTTTTGGCCTGTCATTTTCTATTTGCTTTGAAAGCTGCTTGTTTTCGCCTTTTAACGTCGCAAGTTGTGTATCTGCCATCTTTAGCGCCCGTGCCATTATTTGTGTTGGGCTATTCCATGCTTTTTCAACGGCTAAAAAGTATTGCCGTGCTTCTTTACCTTTTTCGGTTCGCTGTATCATACAAAGTTCTTTCGCCATAGCAATCGTAAGTTGATAATCAGTTGCGGGTCTGCCGCCCTGTCCAGAGGTTTTACTCAAAAATGAGTAATAGTCCGTTCCTTCTGAAA